CAGTAGCAACATCAGATGATGTTACATTTGCAGATGTAGCAGCAACAGGTAATGTTACTATTACAGGTAACTTAGATGTAAATGGAACAACTACAACCTTAGATTCAACTAACTCTACTATTGCAGATAGACTAATTGAATTAGGAAACGGAACAACAGGAACACCAGCAAACGATATGGGTCTGGTCTTTGAAAGAGGATCTTCAGACAATGCGTTTATTGGTTGGGACGAAAGTGCAGATAAATTCCTAGTAGGTACTGGCTCATTTACAGGTGCAAGTACAGGAGATTTAACAGTTACCACAGGAACACTTGTAGCAAACTTAGAAGGTAATGTTACAGGTAATGTTACAGGTAACACAAGTGGAAGTTCAGGTTCATGTACAGGGAACGCAGCAACAGCTTCGGCACTTGCAACAGCAAGAACTTTATCGTTTACAGGAGATGTTACAGGTACAGGAGACTTTGATGGCTCAGGTAACTTAGCAACTGCATTAACTATAGCAGCAAATAGTGTTGCATTAGGTACAGATACAACAGGGAATTATATGGCACAAGTAAGTGGTGGAGATGGTATTACTATTTCTCACACGCAGAGCGAAGGCTCAACGGCTACAATTACTGGCACAGCAATATATGATTCAAGTGGAACTAAATTAAATTAAGGGTAGACGCAGATGGCTTTAGCAAGTAGAACAGATTTACAGGATTATTGTTTAAGGAGACTTGGACACCCTGTAATTGAAATTAATGTTGACGATGCTCAACTCTCAGATCGTATAGACGATTCTTTGCAGTTCTTTCAAGAGTATCATTTCGATGGTGTTGAAAAGACATTCGTTAAACATCAAATTACAGGCTCCAAACTAAAGCTAACTGCTAACCTTGGTGGTAATTTTACAAAGGGAGAAACTTTAACAGGAGGAACTTCCGGTGCAACTGCTCTATTTGATTCAACAGATTCAACAGCACAGTTTTTACTTATAGAACAAATTAAATCAGGAACCTTTGTAGCATCAGAAACAGTAACAGGTAATATATCAGGAGCAACAGCAACATTAGGAGCAACAGATTTTTATACTAAAGGTGATATTGAAAACGGCTATTTGCCAATAAGTAACAATATCATAGGTATAACCCGTGTCTTTAATTTTGGTGGAGCAGCTACAAACAATACAAAAGACGGACAACTGTTTGATCTAATGTATCAGTTTAGAATGAACGATCTATATAACTTAATGGGAGCAGACATGATATATTATTCAGTCGTACAATCTCATTTAACAACATTGGAACAACTACTAGTAGGACAACGACAAATTCGTTGGAATAGAAAAACAGACAGACTTTATATAGATACTGATTGGGATAAAACATACAATATAGGCGACTATGTAGTAGCAGAAGCTTATGCTATCCTTGATCCTTCTACATATACAGAAGTTTATGATGATATGTTCCTAAAGAAATATACAACAGCATTATTTAAAAAACAATGGGGCGATAATCTGAAGAAATTTGCAGGTATTCAAATGCCAGGTGGTGTGACTTTAAACGGAGAAACCATTTATAACGAGGCAGTACAAGAGATACAAGCAATTGAACAGGAGATGCAACTTAAATACGAATTACCTCCTCAATTTATGATAGGTTAAACACATGGCCACAAATTTTTATTTCCAAAATGGCGGTGGTATAGGACAAACAGGCGAACAGCGCCTAATAGAAGATCTTATAATCGAAAGTCTTAAAATATACGGACACGATACTTACTACTTGCCTAGAACAATAGTTAACAAAGATGACATCTTTGATGAGGACTCATTGTCTAGGTTCACCCAAGCATATCCTTTAGAAATGTACTTAGAAAATGTACAAGGGTTTGAAGGCCAAGGAGATATATTTACAAGATTTGGAATGGAAGTTAGAGATCAAGCAACTTTCGTACTAGCAAAAAGACGATGGGAGGACATGGTTACAAGGCAAGGTCCTGATGTAGCAAGGAAAGCCAGACCAGTAGAAGGAGATTTAATTTACTTTGAAAAAACTAAATCTTTATTCGAGATTAAATATGTAGATTTCCAAAATCCATTCTATCAGGCAAATAACATTTATGTATTTAAATTAACTTGTGAATTGTTCGAGTATAGTTCAGAGGATTTAGATACAGGTATTGCAACAATAGATGCAATAGAAACAAAATACTCTCAAGATATGTTGGAGTATCAATTTAAGAAAGAAGATGGTGGATTGTTCCTTAAGGAAGATGGCGGTAGTTTAATTACAGAAGCTTATCAAACAAGTGTATCAGAACCAATAGATAACGCAGACTTTGATAACTTATTAACATTAGAAGGCATACTAGACTTTAGCGAATCTAATCCGTTTGGTGAGATAGGAGGCTCGTAATGTTTAGAGATAAGACATTCTATCATAGTCATGTAAGGAAAGCTATTATAGCTTTTGGTACAATATTCAATGATATAAACATAGAAAGAAAGAATTCATCGGGTGCAGTAGCACAAACATTAAGAGTGCCTTTAGCGTACTCTACAAAACAAAAGTTTTTAACTAGGATTGCCAGAGTAGCAGATACAAGTACTAGAGGAGAAGTAGCTCTTACTTTACCTAGAATGGGGTTTGAAATAAATGGTTTAAACTACGACCCAGGCAGGAAGGTAGCTCCTATAAATAGAACGAGAGTAGTAGGAGAAGGAGATGATACTAATACAGTTAGATCTGTGTTTGCTTCTGCTCCGTGGAACATGGATTTAGCATTATATATATTTGCGAAGAACCAAAATGATGGATTAAATATAATAGAACAAATACTTCCTTATTTTAATCCTGACTTTAATGTAACAATAAACGATCTCCCAGAAGTGGGAATTAAAAGAGATTTAAAAATAACTTTAGATAATGTTAATTATGAAGACGAATATGAAGGCGAGTATGCGAACAGGATTAGTGTAATATGGACATTAAATTTTACTATGAGGCTTAATTTTTACAGTCATGTAGCAAATGTAGATGTTATTAAACAGGCAGTAATAGATGCTTATAGTGATCCTAACTTATCCTTAGATAAAGTAGCACTCTCAGCAGGAAGAGCAAGGGTTAAAGCAACTGTTGATCCTCAATCTGCAACACCAGCCGATGAATATAAGTTCTTGGAGGAATTTGATGAAGCGTTCGAAACATAGCGGTTTTGAAGAATTAGATAAAAGTTTTAATACAAAAGAAATTACAAAAGCTTTAGAAACTAATTTAAGAAAAACTGAAGAAGAGAGACAACTCCCAGCAGTAGACATGTCAGAAGAAGAAAAAGATGCTCTACATGCCAAACAACAAGAAGAAGACTTACAATACGCTAGAATGATGCTAAAACAAGCAGAGGCATTTAATGCTGAGGCAATAGAAGGCATATTACATATAGCAAGAAACTCAGACCAGCCTAGAGCATACGAAGTAGCAGGTGGATTAATTAAAAATCTACAGGATAATGCTAAAGACATGTTAGATGTACATGAAAAACAGAAAAGAATAACAGCAGATGACTCTAAAGGCAAACAAATTAAAACACAAAACAATATGTTCGTAGGTAGCACAAAAGATTTACTACAAGCATTAAAAGGCGAACAAGCTAAAACAATAGAAGGCGAAATAGCAGAAGACGATGGCACGACCTGAAGAAGTCTCATATCACGGTAATCCTCATCTTAAACCATTAGCATATCAGCACGATTTTACTAAAGAAGAAATTGCAGAGTATGTTAAATGTCAAAAAGATCCTAAGTATTTTATAGAAAACTATGTAAAGATTGTTACACTAGACAGAGGATTACAACCTTTTAAATTATTTGATTGTCAGAAAGGCAAAGTAGATCTCATAATGAATGAGAGAAAAGTAATTTTAATGGAAGGTAGACAGCAAGGTAAAACAGTAACAGCAGCTGCGTGTATATTACATTATACAATATTCCAAGAAGATAAGACAGTAGCTATAATGGCTAACAAAGCCTCAGCAGCGAGGGAAGTATTAAACAGATACCAGATAATGTATGAGAATTTACCTTTGTGGATGCAACAAGGTGTTAGAGTATGGAATAAGGGTGATGTAGAATTAGAAAACAATAGTAAAGTACTCTCAGCAGCTACAACAGCATCCGCCATTCGAGGTAAATCAGTTAACTGGTTGTACATTGATGAGGCAGCAATCATACCTAACAACATAGCAGACGAGTTCTTTACATCTGTTTATCCTACTATCTCAGCTGGTGAGACAACAAAGATTCTACTTACATCTACACCATTAGGCTACAATCACTTCTGGAAATTCTGGAATGAGGCAGAGAAAAAAGAAAACGGTTTTGAACACATGTTTATACCTTACTATGAGATACCAGGAAGAGATGAGAAGTGGTTAGAAGAACAAAAAGGACTCTTAGGTGAGGTAAAATTCAACCAAGAGGTAATGTGCGAGTTTCTAGGTTCAACAAATACTTTAATAAATGCTACAACAATTGGTAGATTAAGTAGTAAACCAGTAGAGTTTACAAATAATGGACTAGATATATATGAGAATCCTAAAGAAGGACATTACTACGCAATGGCATGTGATACTGCCAGAGGTATTGGTGGAGATTATTCTGCTTTTGTAGTCGTAGATATAACACAAATGCCTTATAAGGTTGTGGCAAAGTATAGAGACAACTCAATAGCCCCTATGTTATTTCCAGATGTAATTGGAAAGGTTGGTAGGGACTATAATAATGCTTTTATATTAGTAGAAGTAAACGATATAGGACAACAGGTAGTAGAAATACTACATCAAGAAGTAGAATATGAGAACATATTAAGCACAGTACAAGAACAAAACAGACAATATGTAAGTCCTGGCTTTGGTAAAGCAACAAAGTTAGGTGTAACTACTTCTAAACAAGTTAAAAGACAAGGGTGTTTTACATTTAAGTCTTTACTAGAAGAACAAAAATTATTGATA